TCAAAGAGCAAGCGCACAAAACTATGGCCAAGATGTTTTTAGCATTCAAAACTCAGTAACAGGTGACGTTATAACTTGTCAAAGAGTTGCGCCAAAACATTTTTCACCATTGACTTATGCAAAAGACGCTGGCATGAATGAGTGGAAATTAAATGCTGGCTTAATTGAACCAGTTTTAGGCGGTAATGTATTCTAATGTCAAATTTTAAATTAATTCAAAAACTAAGCATGACTGAGCAATTTGCCATTGCAAAGCGTTTAGGTAGTCACACTATATTGCCATTTGTTGATATGATGCTTGCTGGCGAACAAAATAATGTTTCGCTGGTGGCAGCATTAATAATGGCATTAAACAAAATGTCTGATGAAGATGCAAATTTTGTCGTAAACACTTGTATTAGCAAGCTTTATGATGTCAGTACGCAGCCACCAGCAGCAGTTTACAGAAATGGTCAGATAATGTTTGATGATTTAGGATTAACAGAAATCTTAAATTTTACATCTGAAATAATTTTGAGAGATATGAGGGATTTTTTGAATACCGTCCTACCAAGATTGCAGACCCAAGCGATAGTGACGGAATAACACATTTACAAATGTCGTGTGGTGAAGATTTTATATTTCGCCCACTTGTTGAAGGAATGTATAAGCTTGAGTCTATGAAAGATGGTAGTTTGTCTCTTTTGGACGCTGTTAAATGTAATGAAGCTATTGATATAAAAAATTACAACACTTATTTACAAATGAGAAAAGAAAATGGCTGAAGTTATACAAGAATATTTAGTCAGAATCGGTTATCAAACTGATCAAACTTCTTTTCATAATTTTGAAGAAAGTTTAGGTGCTGTTGGTAAAAAAGTATTTAAACTTGGAACTGCAATAACTGAAATTGGAATTGCAGCAGCATCAGCTTTCACAGCTTTTGCTTACAACATGAGAAAAATGTATTTCTCGTCACAATTAGCTGATACATCAGCAAAAAATATGATGGGCATGGCTTACGCTGGAAAAGCAGTTGGCATATCTAGTGATGCTATGAAACAATCAATAACTTCATTAGCAAGAGAGCTTAGAGCTAACCCAGCATTAGAAACTTTTATTGAAAGTGTTACTGGTCTTTCTACTGCTGGCAAAGATGCTAGTGAAAAGATGATAATGCTTTTTGACGCTTTAAATAAAATGCCAGAGCAAAGAGCGTTGCCAATTCTTCCTCAATTTGGAATTGACCAAGATACATATCACCAATATAGACAAAATTCAGAAGTTTTTAAGGAAAGATTGGCAAATTTTGAAAAGATGTTAAAAGAACAAAATATGTCAAACAAAACTTATGAAGATGGTAAAAAACAGATTGAGGATTACACCAATCAATTTGACAATCTTTTAGCAAAATTAGACATTTTCGAGAAAAAAGTTGGTCTAAAAGTAGCCCCAGTTATGAATGACATAATAAACTTTGCAAATGAAGTTACAACTGCTTGGTCTTATGCTGTTGATGGTCTTGATGAATTTGGTCAACATTGGGAAGAATGGATGAAAAAATTTGACCCGAAAGACAGATTTGGCGCAATTGGTCGTTTTTTATTTGGTGATGATAAAGGTAAAGGTGGATTGACTAAAGAAAAAGTTGGCAAATCCATTGATGAAATTATAGAATTTTTAGTTCCTTCTGTAAAAGCACAGGAAAGTGGTGGAGACCCAAAAGCAGTAAGCCCGAAAGGTGCAAAAGGATTATTTCAATTAATGCCAGAAACAGCTAAAAGATTTGGTGTTACTGATTCTTTTAATCCTGAACAAAATGAAAAAGGTGCTAGAGCTTATTTGGAATATCTTTTAAAACGGTATAACGGCGATGTTAATTTAGCGTTGGGTGCTTATAACTGGGGAGAAGGAAACATTGATGATTTCATTAATAAAGGACATGGACATAAAAAGAAAAGCAATCCAAATGGTTCTTTACCATATGAAACTTGGGATTATGTTAAAAAAATAACAGGTGGTAATTTAAATGATTATAAAGGATATAATCAAAAAACAAGTAACATAACCCAAAACAATACATATAACATAACAGGTTCAGATAGTAGTCAAATAGCAGCTTCAGTCGCAACAAAAAGCGACAATACTTGGTCTAAGATAACAAGAAATAATAGTTCGGTGGTTGTATGACAGCAGCAGCTTTAGCATTATCAACGGCTCAAAATATAGCTCAACTTGGTATTGCTGACCTTGCATTAATATCAACTAAAAAAAGTGGTCTTTATAATCTAAATGACCCTACAAATAATTCTTATCCTGATATTATTGCTATGGTTACTATTGAAGAAAAACATAGTGATGAAATGATTATAACAGACCATCCTATTGAACAAGGTGCATCTATTAGCGACCACTGTTATAAAATACCAGCAAAATTAACAATGAGGCTTGGTTGGTCTAATAGTCCAAATTTAGCTCAATCTAGTTTACTAGAGATTGGCAATAATATGATTGCAACTTACGGTGGACAAGTTGGTCAAATAGCTACAAGCGCGTTTAGCTTCTACCAAGCAGGATACAATCTATTAAATGCTAAAGATAAAATGAAAGATATATATCAATCATTAATAGATTTACAAAACAATAAAATTATATTCAATGTATATACTAAAAAACGTATATATTACAATATGATGGCTAAAGGAATTCATACTGAAACTGATTCTTCCACTATTAATAGTTTGCCAGTAACACTAGAGTGTCAAGAAGTAATAATAGTTAATACTCAAGTAGCAACAATATCCAAAGAACAATTAAAATCAGGATTTAAAGCTAATTCATCAATAAAGTCTACTGGTCAAAATGCAGTTTCAAAGCCAAATGTTAATCCAAGTTCAACGCCACAACAAATAGTTCCATTTTCATGAAAAATATTTATGAAATACCAGTCATTAATGATAACCAATCTTTTTTTATAAGTTTGGGTGGAACTCAGTATCAATTGGTAATATATTGGAATAATCATAGCAATTCTTGGATTATTGATATTGCTGATTCTAGTGGTAATGCTATATTATCTGGAATACCTATTGTTGCAAATGTTGATTTATTAAGACCTTATTCTTATATGAATTTTGGTGGACAATTAGTCGCACAGACTGATTTGAATATAAATATTCCACCAACATTTGACAATCTTGGTTCTAATGGACATTTGTATTTTATAACATATTAATATGAACTACGACCAGTTTAATCGAAAAATAGGTGTCGTGCTTTATCAATCAGATAACGGCAATGCCAAAGATTTTTCTAATTTTAGAGTGTCATTTGAAGTTCAAAATTCAGATGCAGAAACACCGAATAACGCGGTAATAAGAATTTATGGACTTTCCAAAATAACAATAATTGATTTAATAACTAAAGATGAGTTTTCTGATATTGCTTTAAGTGCTGGTTATGTAAATGACAATAATTTTGCAATAATATTCAAAGGACAAATAAAGCAATATCGCCATGGAAAAGAGGACGCAACAACTACGTTTTTAGACATTTTAGCTGCTGATGGTGACGCTTTCTATAATCAAACTTTTATAAATGAAAGTATATCAGCAGGAATACAAGGTTCACAAGCTAACGTATTAAACAAAATTGCTAAAGATAATGGATTAGATGTAAATTACAATGGAATAATTAAAAGTGATAATTTCCACCAACCAAGCATACGCGGTAAAGTTCTTTGGGGCATGCCTAAAGTAATGACTAGAAATATCGCAAGGTCTATAAATTGTGGTTGGTCTATTCAAAATGGAGTTTTACAAGTTGTTGATAATAGATATTATTTAAATAATGAAGTTGTCGAGTTAAATTCAGAAACTGGCTTAGTTGGAATGCCAGAATTAACTGATGAAGGCATTAGAATGACTTGCCTTTTAAACTGTAAATTAGTCATTGGCAGTCTAGTAAAATTAAATAATTCTATCATTAACAGAACTGATTTTACTAAAAGGTCTGTTGGTGCTGAGCCTTATAATAGATATAAAGCATTTCAACACATTGCACCATTAGATGGTGCTAATGATGGTGATGGATATTACAGATTATTTGTTGTTGAACATGAAGGTGATACAAGAGGAAATAATTGGTATTCACATATTATTGCTCTTGCCATGGATTTTTCACATCAAGAAGTTAGTGAATATCCAAGTCAAAATCCAAACACAATTAACACGCAATCTATAGCACAGCCATGAGAAGAAACGAGCGATTTGAAATACCATCTGAGACTTTTTTACACGTTTTAGAGAACTTTCAATCGCAATTGAATATTAGTATGCCTGGTATTGTCGTTAGCTTTGACAATGTTGCTTTAACGCTTAAAATTCAACCAGCAATAAATAGAATATACACTGACCCTAAAAGTGGCAAGCAGACTTGGATAAAAATGCCAATGTTGTTAGATGTTCCACTTATTTTATATGGTGGTGGTGGAATGACACTTACTTGTCCTATAAATCCTGGTGATGAATGTTTAGTTTTCTTTTCTGACCGTTGTATTGATTCTTGGTGGCAAAACGGTTGTCCTGTTGTAAATAATGAAATAAACACTCAAAATCAAGCTGAGTTTAGGATGCACGACTTGAGTGATGGATTTGCCATAGTTGGATTAAGGTCACAACCAAGAAAAATACCTAATTATTCAACAACTTCTATGCAATTAAGAAGTGATGATGGTTTGACTGTAATTGACATGAATAATACGACACATTCTGTAACGATTACAGCATCTAATGTTACAATAACAAACGATTGCACGATTAACGGAAGGGATTTTATGAATCACACTCATAGCAATGTGCAATCTGGAAGCTCTAATTCTGGTGGAGTTGTTTAATGATTTATAGAAAATTAGATATAAATGGTGATTATTCCATGGGTCATGGTGCGTCTGATTGGCTGTCTAATTCTCCAGCAACAGTCGCACAAGCTATTACCACTAGCTTAAAATTATTTCAAGGTGAGTGGTTCGTAAACACAAGTGATGGTTTGCCATTAAATGAAATAATGGGATTTAACAATATATTGCAATGTGATTATGTTATTTCTGCAACAATAGCAGGTACACCAGGATTTAAAGATTTTGTTGATTATACAAGCTATTATAATCCAGTAACAAGGACGATAAGCCCAGTTGCAATAATTGATACTATCTATGGTCAAATAACATATAATGGAGCATTTAACGTATGACAACTGCTTATCCATT